TATTAATATAAAAAAGATGTCGAAAGGAAGAAATAAGCAGCTTATAGATGAACGTGACAAGAAACTCTTCGAGAGATTCTATTATTGGTCAGAGGTGCAGCGTCTGCGCTTTGATGACGTTATTCATAAACTCTCAACAGAAGAGTTCTTCCTGTGTGAAGCTACTACGCTTCGCATTATCAAACGTATGCTAATGGAAGGTGCGACAGTAAATGGATCAGCGGTGAGAAAAAGCAGGTATATGGGATTTAGGACTTCAAGACAACCTTCAGCTTCTTCCGCTCAACCTTCAATGTTTCCCGAGTAGCCTCTGATATGGCACAAGTGTAGTTTTCTTCGTACACTTTTATGCCATGATTGAACGTAAAGAATTTAGAACGAGTGCGTATTAACGCCCCTTTATCGTTCGCCCGATAACCCTGCAACAATGTATGCAGGGCTTTTCTTTTATCTTCCCTTTGCATGATTTGGTCTACTGTATTACTGCCACCATGCGTATCATCGTAACAGTCGAGAATAAGGCGCACACGAACTTGACAGGTGCCGTGTTGTGTCCAGTCACCGGAATCGCTCCAATCGGTCCCCGGAAGGTCTATTAAGATCGCCGGGAAGGTAAGTGGGTACATATCGATGTTTTCGTCATCAAGGGCTTCGAGTTGACCGTAATCCTCGTCTATGGTGCGTACCCAGGGTAGTTCGCGGGTAAGACGATCGATGAGATTAACGAGTATTGATTCCATTGCTTATTTCCTTTAATTTATTAATTATGACTTGATTAATCTTTTCGTGCAGTTCTTTGCTTTCACCTATGAACTGGCGGCGGGGCATCTTAATCTTAATATTGAGCTTTTCCTTTTTTGTCAGTGCCAGTGCGCGCCACTTCCTTGCCTCTTCGGGCAAGTCTTTGGGCAGCTTTCCGCCCTTACTAACCCTGGCAACAGAATAGGCCTTTGCCCACGCCATTTTGCGCATTTTGGGCGTGATGGTGGGCTGCGAATGTATAGTTCCGCCCTCATTGTGGATGCGCGCATACGGCACGGGATTGACTACTGTCACCTGTCCCGGGGCCCCAACCACATCGATGCTGTTCATTAGATGATCTCGCTGCGAGGTGAGGGGTTTACGTTCGTCGCCAGCCTCCTGTCGACGTGTTTTCTTCCACGGTCGCAGTCCGCCATCTACGAACCCGCTCTCATCGAAATTGTGCATAAAGTGGTTTTTCGCCACGACACCCACCTTGCGCGGTATTTCGTCGCGCATGGCCGCCTCTACCTGCTTCGGTGCACGGGCTATGATGTTGGCTATTTGTTTGGCATCCATAGAAAATAATTGTTTAATTATTTGTTTATACGAAATATTTTGTATCTTTGCAACGCATCAGTAATGATGTAGGGATGGGGTCTAAAAACCCTGTACCGCCACGAGGTCGCTTTTCAGCGGCCTTATTTTATTTCCTTTAGCGTCTTTTCATCAGCAAAATAGAAGTAAATTTTTCCTTTATATTTGCGCCTTGCTTCGTTAATGGCAGTATAATACTTACTTTCATGTGAGGGTAATTGCAAGATAACTGCTTTTGCTCCCTGTTTTGTCAGTGCCTTTTGAATATATTTAACAATATTTCCAGCACCTCCATCGATGCGCTTTAAGTCTGCCGGCATTCCGTCAAACGTAATATCATAAGACATGCCATCAGGCTTCTCTGTATCGGATAGGTGCTCAATAAAATGTCCATTGTCAGCAAGCACTTTACACATAGCTTTTTCCTTATTGTACTTTTCTTTTTCTTGCTTGCTTTTCGCGGCCTCCTTGATTCTGTCTTTGTGCGTGACAACGAATCCGTTATCGGTTAGGTAAGTGTGTTTCCATTCTTTTTCATTATATGCCGTTATCAGCTTTTTCGCAGACGAGGGTAGAACTTTATCTATATACGGACATTTAAAACAGTCTTTTTTGCGATTTTGAAACGCTGCCTTAATCCGGTTCTTAATACCCTTCGGACTGTAGAACGGACAACGGGCACAGTTTTCGGGGAAGTACGGGTGCGTATCGTTAATAAGATGCCCGTCCTTACCTGGATTATTGTCGAGGCCTCTCTGTAATTGTGGCGCAGGCATGTCTTCTACCAAATCATCTGGTGATGCTGGTTCATCGGTTGCCTCAAGGCGACACTTACAGTTCCATCTGTCCTGCGGATGATGCTTCTCCCAAAACGGGTGATTCACGGGCAGTGTGAGTTTCTTCTCCCAATACGAGCGGTGCGAGGCTTCGGCATCGGGCGAGGTAGTAGGCATCCACCTTAAGTTGGGCATCACATCTCTATTGCGAACAAATTCTTGCCAGTCTGCTGCGGCATGTGCTCGCAACACAGACGTGTTATATTCGGTCCGAAGCCACGCACCTACATGATGTGACGAAATATTTTGAACATCGTTCAACCACTGTTTAAATGGTTTTAATTGGCCACCTTCGTCATAGAGTTTATTTGCCATTGCTTTTCCCATAGCGTGTACTTTGAACGCAGCAAAGACCTCGTTACTATGACGTATGGCATTTAGAAACTCATCGTTGTGTCGGGGCTGATAGTCGCCTCTTGCCAATCCATGCGCTGCAGCCTCATGTAGTAGGTGCAGAAGCTCACGCCACATCTTTGGCTCTATCTCATTTGACGTGTCAAAGCCGTCGTATACTGAGTGCAGAAAGTTACTTAGTATATCGGCTGAGAAGTTGACGTTAGCTACTTCGTTATGGAAGTGACTGTGGCAGCCACAATGCTCCCCACTATAATAAAGTCCGTCAATTAAAAGTCGTTGTCTGCCCCGATAGGCTTCGGGGCGAGGCCGAAAAAACGGCGCAGGGCATTGGAGGGTGTTGTGGGCTTTATTTCAGGTGTGGGTTCTGCAGATTCCTGTTGCAGTTGTTCGCGCAGCGCAGCGCGCTCCTCCTCCTTTTTTGTTTTTAGCTCGTCATAGTTCTCAGGTTTGACGATGCCGAAGGTTTCGTACAAATAATCGTCGTCAATGGGCAGCCCCATATTAGCGCATTTCTGCACTATATCGATTTGCTGTGCCACGTCTACCTTGTCTTTCTTGGCATAGACAAACTCACCCCCTTCGGTGTTAAAGCCCAATGCAGCAAAAATATCGCGCATCTGATAATTCAGAATGTCAAGGATAAACTCACGGTCGTCCGCGTTCATCTCATCTTCTTCTTCCTTATGTATGCTACCTAATGCCTGCGTGCCTGTGTCTTTGGCATCGGTTGTGAGTGTATTGCCCAGCACGCGGATACTTATCTTGCTGTCCCAATACTCGGTGAAAGTACGGTACAGTTCACTGCTGCCCGTCTTATTAGCTGATTCAAGCAGTTTCAAATCACTATCCTTTGGGTGTATGTAAACTGCATTGGTACCCTGCGAGCGTGCCTCTCGGATGAGAGATTTACGTGCTTCTTCGTCTCCCGCGTCGTAGGTGTACTCCCTAATTGGCATGCCGAAGATATTGCAAAAACGTGCCCAGTCACCCATATTTCCTTTTTTGTAAAGTACTGCTGGAAGGATCTCTGCAAAAATACCTAGTCCGCGCTCAGAGCCTACAAATAGCGTGTTAGGATATAGCTCAATGGGAACACCCTCTGTGTCGCCCTGGTAGCGCAACAGCAAACGATGTACGGGATCGTAATGCTTTCGGTCGATAGAGTCGACACGTATATTCCCATCTTCGCCCATACGAAATTGCACGAGCGTAAAGCCCCAAAACTCGGAGAGGATTAATTCCTTGCGCAGCTCCTTAAACCAAGGTGACCGCAGCTGTTTGTTAATCGCCTCGTCAGGTTTGCCGTCGCGCTTAAACTCTACAGGAATCTGCGTCACTCCTCGCAGTCGCTTTGCCATGACGCCTGTTAGGTGCAGGTCGAAGTTAGCACTCTCATACATATCGTACAGGCGCACACGGTTGCTATAGTCAATACCCCGCGCCGAGGTGACGGCGTTCATGTAGTGTTGCAGGTTAAAATGGAACAGCTCCGGCATCTGTAACACCACGTCCGGCTGCCGTTCTCCCTGTTTGGTGAGCATACCGCCCTGTGTAATGCGGCGGTTGCTTGTTCGTTTATCTTTTAAGTTTGCCATTGGCTTAATTTTGAATTATAAATTGTGAATTAACCTAAGATAGGTCTTATCTCTTCGGCTTTAATTTGCCATCGTGACTTGTCTTCGAGGTCGTCCGTAGGCAGCAGGGGTGCGCCATCGATGGTCACATCGCCTCGCATCACACCCTTGAGCCATTCCACAGCACGGTCGTAGCGATCCTGCCGTATCTTAGACATCTTGTAAGGGTTATGTTGGCATAAAATGTGAAAGATGGCAATATCAATCGCGAACATTAACACCAGTGCATGGCGGTCGTTATCACGAGCAGAGAAAATTCTATTACAGTCGTATTTCTTGTTCAGGTACGAGCGCATTTCTGCAATAGCCCTATCTTCGCAGATCTCTACGATCTGCGGGTCGTAGTCTGTGGTTCCCTGCCGCAGAAGACTGTCAAGAATTTCCTTGTGTATACTCGCGTCGTAATCTTTTATATCAATAAAATTGTCCATATCTATAATATAAATGGGTTGTCTTTGTTAAAATCTTCATCATTAAGAGCGATGGTATAAGTCGGCTCCAGCTCCCCCGTCTTTGTGTCTACCATCGTTACGCCGCCCTCTACGGCGTCTAGACCGTCTGCAGGGTATGGGAGTGTCAGTTCAAAGAGTTTTGACTGATTAATGAGTTCCTGCATGTGCGGATTGTCTTTTTCTTCCTCGTTAAAAATCCAAGTGCCCAACCTGTCGAGTGGCTCTAGGTTAGCCTCGATACGCGTCGCCTTGTCGGTCTTCTTTCGGGTATCTTCGCGAATAAAGAGCTGCGTCTTACGCGCCGCACACTCATCGCGCAGCAGCGGTTTAAAGACTTGTTGATAAAATGGGTCTTGGAGCTTGTTGTTCTCTATGTACCAATACACGTTCGTTCGGCCTGCTACATATTTGTCCAACTCAAAGTACCAGCCGATGAAGTTGGCATTTGTTTCCCGGGCGAGAAAACCCTTAATGACATAGTACACGCCCTTGTATTTGCCGATGAGCCACAGGGCCTTTGTACTGCTACCTTTCTTCTTGCTGTCGGAATATGCTGGATCGCCATACCCAATTAGGAAGCGAAACTTCTTTAATGGAGGTATCTTTCCAAAGGGCAGGTTCTTAAATACCTTTCCCTCGGAAATGGGATTATTAAAGAACTCTGCCTGCTGGGCGGCCGCACTGTAGCCGGAAAGATACTCGTCGATCATCTCTTCGGTATTCTTCGACCAGACAGATTTACCATTTTTGTCCCGAATATTGACTATATCCCAGTTTTTAGCAATCTTCCCGGCGCGCGTAATACAGCAGTCTTTAGCGATAATGTTCCCACACCACAGTATTAATGAGGGTTTGGAAATAGATCGTGTCGGAAGCAGAGCCCGTTCTGCCCAGTCCCACTTTTTTTGAAGCGTAACGGGGTTGCGGCAATCTTCGTCAGTGTCGAAGTCATCAAAGTAAATCACATCAGGGCGTATGGCTCCGTTACGCATTCCACGCGGTGCCGATCCTGCGCCAAGTGCGATGAACTTCGCGCCGCAGCGGCAGGTAAATTCGCTTGTTGTCCACTGTCCGAGGAGTACTTGTTTCCCATAAAATTGCTTGAGCCTTCCGTTGCTCTCAAAGTTTGTTTTATAGGGTGTCAACAGGCGGACGGCAGCGTCGCCCGTTGCAGAAGCCAACACAAAGAAGTATTTACGTTTCGTCAATGCCAGGTACATCAGCACGAACATGGCCACGGTCGACTTTGCCAGCTCACGGCTCCAGGATAGCACTTCATACCATTTACTGTTGTCCGTGAGCCGCCTGATGGCTTTTAGCTGAAATGGTGCAAACTCGCTTTCCGCATAATCTGGAAAAAAATATTTAATCCATGCAACGGGGTCTTTCTCTAATTCTGCCCGCTGCCGTTCTATCTCACGACGAGAGAGACTTTCGTCCACCGGAACACCTTTTGCCAGCCCCTCATGGAATTTAATCCATAGCTCTAATGATTGTTTGTCTGTCAGCTTACTCATGACTTACTTTTGTTTGCCTGGTCTTTGATAAACGCATCGAATAGATTGTTAAACTGTTTGGCTGCCTCAATGTCGAGCGGTCGGAGCCACGACAGAAAGCGCATGGCCACCGAAACACAATCTGGCACACCGATGTCTGCCTCGAGCTTCTTAATTGCTCCCGCCAGTTTAGAAAGTGCGTCCGCCTCCTTTGTGTTGGCAAAGCGTTCACCTTCAGGACGCTCGTTAATCTTTTTATTGATTTCTACAATCTGTCGGTTCCACTGGGAGATAATCTGTGCAGGTGTAATAGATAACGATGCTTTTAGCGTATCCCAACTCTCCGCCTTTATCCAGCGACTGACTGTCTGCCGGGTGGTACCCACCTTGTCAGCAATCTCTTCTTGAGTATAGTTGCCATCCATGTAGAGTGACTTGGCAATACTCTTTTTATCAATGCTTCTTGTTGACATATATGTTGATGTTACATTTTATTGCAAAATTCTTATTTTTTTAGCACGTATAAAAACCTTTATTACTTCTTATACAGCTGTATTGCAATGACATACGAACAAATAACAATGCTATAATTGTTATTTGTAAGACCCAAAAAACACCTATATTTTTGCATCTCATCAGACGGCGGAAACGGCATAGCAGCGCTTAGAATAGTAAATATTTTGCGAAATTCGTGCGAAAAATTAACTCTGCTTGTTCCGGCAAATTGCGCTTCAGCAGCGACTATGTTGGCACTTGGCGCAGATGAAATCATAATGGGACCGCTTGCGTTTTTAACCGCCGTAGATACGTCGCTAACGCACGATTTATCGCCTGTGGATAAGAATAATAGCCTAGTTAGCGTCTCTATGGATGAGCTAAATCGCGTGATGAAGCTATGGCAAGAAAACATAAAAACGAACGACGAAAATCCATATAAAACGCTTTATAACTACATTCATCCGCTAGTTTTTGGTGCGGTTGATCGCGCTAGTTCGCCATCTTTGAAAATTTGTCGCGAAATTTTGAGCTATCATCTTAACGACGAAGAAAAAATTATGCAAATCGCACAAAAACTAAACAGCGACTATCCTGCGCACGAGTATCCGATTTTATTGCGAGAGGCACGAAGCATCGGGCTAAATATTAAAGAGATGGACGCGGATTTGGCTGTGATGTTACGTGAGCTAATGCAAATTTATGCAAAGATGTGTGATCGCAAATTTACCGATTATGATGAAAACAGCTATCATGATAGCTCGGTGATGAATATTATCGAGTCTGGCGGGGCACAAATTTATTATAAAGTCGAAAAAGATTGGTTTTACAGGCAAGAAGAGCGCAGATGGAACACGATGAATGATGAGAGCTCGTGGATAAAAACGTGGCGCGAAAACGGCAAACAAAAGAGCGAAATTTTGCATTTGAGGTAGAATTTGGCTATGTTTTGGCTGATTGTTTTTATATTTATTGTTTGGTATTTTATCTTTTCTGATGATAAAAATATTAAAAATTCAAATT